GCAATGCCGTTACCGCCCAATTGAATCTGCGCACCTTGGTTGTTAGTTGAGCTGGCAGAATCCAGCAACAACACACCACCTTTGGCGGCAGGGTCTTGAAGAGCAGTACCAGCAGTTGCTTGCGTAAGAAGCCACTGGCCAATCTGAGCAGCATCGGAACCATCGGCGGCTCCACCACTTTCAGCTATAGCTATGGTTGTTGACAAAAAGTCGTCGATAAATCCAAAGCCTTCGTCTAAGCCACCAACGCTAAGTTGCGTGAGTGGAGACTGACTCCAGATGTTAGGGGACAGACCACGCAGAACGGCATCTGACCCTCGTTGCGGTTTGAGATAAAGGTCACCCATTATTCAAACTCCTTTCCTAATTAGGCCACGTAGCCAACGAAGAGTCGTCGGCGGTTCAGGCAGATGAAGTTACCCCAACTGTCACAGTGGACTTCCCGGACAGTATGTTGGCGTGCAGCTTTCGCTGGTGGATGCCACAACATGTCACGACCCTTCTTGTAGTGCCACTGAAGCACTTTATGGTTAATTCCATAGATAGGGTTGCTGGAGTCGTTCTGGTCTAAGTAGGGAACCCAAACAACTGGATTACCTTTAATCACAACTGAGCCAGCGTACTTCATCAGGTCAGTCCCAAGGTTGTCATTTCGACTTTCCATGAGCTTCTCTAAATCAGCAATTACGCTGTAAGTTGTGTAGAACATATGGTCACTTTCAGCCTTGCCACCAGCTAGTTCAGAGAACTGCTTAGGAGCTTGGAAGTAACAGTGAGCAATGGCCTTACGTATCTTTGCTACGAGGTCATCACGAGAACCGGCACTCTTATAGTTGAATGACCAGTTCTTCCAATTGCCTACATCAGACACTTTGATGCCTGCTGCACCGTTGGAAAATCCGCTAGGATCGCCACCAGTGAATCCACCGCCAGGAGTCGATGCTGACTTCTGAACCCAGAATGGGATGCCAGATGGACTTCGTGGGCTTTCTGTTGAGCTGCTAGGTGCAGACCAAAGAGCCTCTTCCATCAGTTCAAAGTAATCGTTGTAAGCAGAGTGTCGTCGAATATCAATCTCACGAATGATAGTCTCACGGTCACTCTGAAAAGCATCTTCATCAACGTCATAACTGAAGTTGACAGTTGCTTTGGTAAAAGGTTGCTTCGCCGTTGTCATCAGGTCTTTGACCGATGTAGCGTCAACACTGTACAGCTCAGAGAACTTTGCTGTTCCGGTGTTGGTTGTTTGAACCTTCCACTCAAGTTGTCCACCGCCAGAATACGGTGTACGAGTCTTTCCACTCAGAAATTTCTGAGCGAAAATGTGTTGTTGTTTGTCCAGTGACAAGTCAACCCAACTCTTCTTCTTGAAGTTGTTGAGAGTCAGGGTAACGAAATCACCGAGCTGGTCTGGAAGCAAAGGCATTGAATTGCCCTCCTATATTCAGACCGACTACGATCCGTTGTCCGACATCGCAGAGTCGTAAAACTCTTTTAGCACTTCACTGTTAACCAGTTCATCTACATCATCTGCAAGCTCGGGCTGAGCTGCTGTCGTTGCACCTGAACCAAGTCTACGGCGAGAGTTGCGGCGTGCTCGGTCATTAAATCGTTGTCGGTGTTGGTTACTAATTTGTTCACCAAACACAGTGTGATATGCCTGTTTCACAAGCTCGTCCTGTTGAGGAACGAGAAGTCCCTGAGCTTCATAACCGGCAGCTAACACGTTGACCTGATCGAACAGGCGTTCCATGTTTTGTGCTTGCTGGCTACCAGGCTCAAGTTCCTGATAAGACGAATCACCAAAGAGTGCTTGGTTATCTAAACGAGATACAGCATTGTTGAATTGGTCTAACTCGCTAGCTGCGTTCTGCTGTTGCTGATAAGCCTCAGCTTGAGACACATACTGTTGTTGATAGGCAATTCGATCCTGCTGATCGAGAATACTGCGAGCGACGACATCAAGCTGCTGATCGTAGTACGACTGCATTTGTGCAGCCATTTGATCTATCGCTGTTCGTAATCCCTCGTCGTAGTCTTCACTCAAGTCCACACGGAATTGAGGTTGCTGAGTTTTGTATTGCTCAGCCGTCTGAGGCTGTTGTGTCTGTAGTTGGTTTTGATACCAGTTCTGCCATTGGTAGAGTTGGTCATTACCTTGGTTGAATTGGTCAACTACATAGTTCAACTGCTCTTCGTTTGCAAAGCCGTTCGGATCGAGTCCGTACTGCTGTGCTCGTGCCACCAAGTCAGGATTAAACGTCTGACCAGACACATCGTCATCGATGGAAGGTTCATCATCGACAACTGGTTCAGGCTCTGATTCAACAGAGTCTGATTGTTCTATTTCCTGCGGTTCTTCGTCGGTTGCTTCAACCTCATCGATGACCGCTAAATCATCTTCAGTAAGAGTGATTTCTTCTTCCTGTACTTCGTCGTTTACTTCTTCTGGCATCTCAATCTCCATAACCACCGTTGCGGTCAAACAGACCACGGTGCTTCAAATAGCGTGCGCGTTCACGGCGTGAGTGAAAAACACAATCACCGCTGTCCGTAAACGAAACTCCTGTAAATCCTTGTTTCTGTGCGTCTTCCCGAAACTCTTTGACTTGGTTCGGGTGTACTCCAGCTGCGTCGCTGACCAAGCCGGTTGACCAAGCGTTTGTGCCTAGTCGTCTGTCAGCTTTCTTGACGTTTTCTTTGCCGAACTCAGGTAGCGGTTGATCGTGCCACGCGAGTTCGCCGTCTTTATTGCGGTAGTAATATTTCTTAGCCATTAGGTAGCTTTCTCTCTGCCCATCATTCCCATCTGTTGTTCGTTAGGTTGACCACCTTGCAGTAGCTGTTGCATCACGTTACTTCTGGCTTTATCTGTGCCGCCGGTTGAAACGCTCTTGCGTACAGACTCACGAACTGTGTGACTCGCTTGAGCCGGTTGTTCTGGAGTTGGGCCTGGACGTTCATTGCCTGGCTGATCGAACTTCACAATCGATTTCAGTCGTGGCATGTCCATGAGGTCTGCATAGACTTCGGTCAGCTCTTGCATGTCTACTGCTCCACCAGCCTGTGCAAGCACTTGCTCCATTGGCATAGCGATCTGAGTTACGAAGTTTGTCAGTCCCTGAACTCGTTCGCTCGGAGACTTGTACATCATGCTGAATGGCTCGACTTCAAAGTTGTAATCCCAGAAGTTGCCTTCACGCACTTCAGGGTCCCAATCTGCACGAATGGTTTGACCAGCAGCTTCAAACTCGTTCGGTATCTCAAGCATCTCGTCCTGCCAAAGCAGTTGGCCGAGATCCTTGCAGATTCGTGCGGTAAAATCGACGACACGGTACTGCATGTTCGCTTCTCGCTTAGACACAGCACCATGGATGAGCTTGTCTTGGCCTAGCGTATCCGCTTGTGGACCAAGACCTGCCATCATCTGCAAGTTCCCAGCCATCCGATCGAATGTGTCTCTCATGCTGTGGGAGAACGCTTGATTTTGGGAGTCAACACCGCCCATCTTCATCACGTTCACGCTGTCAGGGTTGTCTACTCTTGTCCATTCGCCGTCACTGGCACGTTCAATCCGGCGAGCATCGTCCTGATGTCCAGCCTGATAGAACGGAATGTCCTTCTGTCTTTGAGCCTGTCGTTTCTGTTTTCTCAGTAAGCCATTTACCAAATCACTTAATGGCTTGAGATTCATCGCTGGCGAAACCGGCATGATGTTGTCTGGAACTTCACACGTTAGGCTCAGCGTGTGAAACGGTCCGTTTTCAGGTCCTTCCCATTCAACAATGCGTACTGGCTTTGTGTCTTTCCCAACCGGCATCGTGACGATTAGGTTGTCCTTCGGAAGCCAGATGTCCATCAGATCAAGCATTGGGTCGATGCCTGGTTCTGTGGTTTCAGCTCTCAGCATTTCACGTACTGGAACTTCGCCATCGTGGTTGCTGTAGTTCGGATACTGTGTTGCTGGCTTTAACTGCTCAATGACTTTACGGTCGTAAGCAGAGTCGTTCATGACCTTTTCACGACTGATGCGAAACTTGTTCAAGCAGAAGGAACTCTTTCGCCACTCACTCGCTGTTGTGTCATACACAAAGTCATCAAGGCTGATGTTCTCGGCAAACGGTTTGCCTGGATCAACCCATTCGTCTTCGCCCTCAAGCTGTACGAGTCCTGCGTCAGCGGTGTAGACCTTCACAATGCCAATGGCAAAGAAAGAGTCCATCACCGCCTTCCGCAAGATGTTCTCAAGGCGTATCTCTTTGATGAGATTGTTCAGGCTCAGTTGGAATGTGTGTGCAAACCATTCGATGTCTGGATGACGAGCGGTGACTAAAACCCTTGGTCGATTCGCAGCCAAGCTCATGGTGTACGTCTCAGCCGTTTGGTACATCAGGTTCATAATGACCTCACGGCGATTAAGCTCATCCGTCGTTCCGTAGTACGAACCAACGAAGTCACGCACCATTGCCTTACGCACTTCACGAAAAGGCTTTAGTGCTTTGGTCGAATGCTGAATTGCTTTCAGCAGGCGAGTGCGATCAAGTTCTTTGTTCGGGTTCATTACCAACCATCGTTGTTCTGTAACGCTAAACGGTCTTCGTGCTCTTTAAGTCGCCATGCCATGCAGCCGTATGGCAAGTCTTCTTCAAACGCATCTCGTTCAACTGGTTTGCGTGCTGGTCTGTCCTTCGTCGCATGCCATGCAATTGCTGCTGCAATTACTCGGTCACCATGTGCCTGACCTTTGGCTGAGTCGTCCTGCGTTTTGACAGACCGACTGTGTACGACTTTCCCCTGCTTGTAGACGTACTGCCGACATTCATTCAGTAGCTTCTCACTGCGGATGCAGTATTCACCGTTCTGAATAGCGGCTGACATCTGGCTAAGTACAGCAAGTTTGTTTTTGTCCGTACTGAACCAACCTGGATTGCGTGTCTTCTTGCGATAGCTTTTGTTCTCTATCTCACGGTAGTAAATGTTGCCGTAGTTACGTTCGAGAACTTGCTTTGTGTATGCTCCACCAGGAGGACCATTCATTTCCCAGATCAGGTAAGCGTTGTTAAACCACTTTGCTGTTGCAATCGTGAGGTCAGCAAACGCTTCAGGCCTGAGCGTGTTAGTTGCAAACTCGGCAACCTGTTGTCCAGTTACCGTGTCTACAGCAACTAATACAGAGTTACTTGTGTAGTCTCCACCTAGTCCGGCAGAGATGTCACAACCGATCACGTACTGTCCACTCTTGACAGGTACACCGCTACTATCACGGTGACACCAAACCTTAAACGGACCGTCCGTAGTCGCATTAAACTCGGGAGTAAGGTCTTCTTCGTCATAAAACAGGATTCCTTGCTCGTAAGGGCGAAGCAGTCCTGACTTACCTTGTTCGTACAAGTCTTTGCCGAAGATCTGATACTCAGAACCGCCGTAGTCACGGTCTAGTTCCTGTGCGATCGACTGTGGTGTTGCTCCTGGACGCTGACATTCTTGGTCGTAATACGGTGCTCGAACCTTTCCATCAAGCACAAACTTGTAGCCTTCCGGGAACTTGTATTCCTTGTCGAGGATTTCAAGCACACCTTCCTTGCTTGTGTATAAGCCAACGCCACGATCAGGATGTTCAGTCCAGTTAAGGATGATCTTCTTGATGTTCGATGGCGTGTGCATCACATCGTAGTAAGCACCGCTTGCTCCTTTCGGAGTAGACACAAACACACGACAGTCAGTCGCATGCTGTGTCGCTGCCAACGCTTTGTAGTCGTCACCAGTTGGGAACGCTGCATATTCGTCGATAGCAATGGCTTTCTTACGTCCACCACGGAAAGCGTCTTCCGTTGTCGATGCTCCTTCAAACGTCGAACCGTTGTCTCGGTTTTCCATCAGCATCATCGAGCGGTATGTCTTGGACGGTTTCATCCAGGCAGGTAATCCACCACGACCACCATCTCCATTGAGCAGGAAGTCTAGCTTCCACATCAATG